CAGGAGCTGTGTTTATCAGAGCGGTTCAAGTCTATACTGCAACTGGATCTACTTTTACTGGTGCCAATGTATATCTAGAAAAAAAAGATATTACATTTTTAGAGGAATATATCTCAGCAACTACATCTACTGGAACACCAAAATATTATGCAATGTTAGATACGGGAGCAACTGGAGAGAGTTCTTCAAACTCTGGATCTATAATTGTATCACCAACACCAAGTGCAACTTTTGCATACAAAATACACTACAATGCGATACCAGCTTTATTGGAAAACGATGATACTAATTATATTAGTTTAAATTTTCCAAATGGTCTGCTATATTGTTGCCTAGCAGAAACCTATGGTTTCTTAAAAGGCCCAGCTGATATGCTGCAATTATACGAACAAAAATACCAACAAGAAATACAAAAATTTGGAGGAGAGCAAATAGGTAGAAGACGAAGAGATGACTATACAGATGGAACAGTCAGAATCCCAGTTAACTCACCAACACCTTAAGGATTAAATTATGGCATCAACATTTTCAGATCTAGGTATTGAATTAATGACAACCGGCGAAAATGCCGGTACATGGGGTGATAAAACAAATACCAATTTACAGATAGTAGAGAAAGCAGTCGCTGGTTATGTGGAAAAATCTATTGCTGGTGGTGCACAAACAACAACCTTAACAATCACGGATGGTGACACCACGGAATCAACATCTGTTGCTAGACATGCGGTCATAAAATTAACAGGAACGATCACAGGTAATCAGATTGTTACTGTTCCAGATTCAATAGAAAAAGTTTACATTGTGGTAAATGGCACAACCGGTGCACATACTGTTCAATTTAAAACCGCATCAGGAACGGGTGTAACTTTTGGTGCATCTGATAAAAGCACAAAATTAGTTTTTTCTGATGGCACAAATATAGTTGATGCTAGCTTTGGTGGTGCAACAGATTTAGATGGTGGATCATTAACTCTTGATGCTGATGCAGATACAACAATCACAGCAGACACAGATGATCAGATAGATATTGCAATAGCTGGTGCGGACGATTTTAGATTTACAGCAAACACATTTACAGCTTTATCAGGAAGTAGTGTGGTCATACCTGATGGTGGTTTGACTTTAGGAAGCACTGCTGTCACTTCAACTGCAGCAGAGCTTAATATATTAGATGGAGTTACTTCAACTACAGCAGAATTAAATATTTTAGATGGAGTCACTTCAACTGCAGCAGAGCTTAATATATTAGATGGAGTTACTTCAACTACAGCAGAATTAAATCTATTAGATGGTATTACTGCGGGAACTGTTTCTGCATCTTTAGCAGTCATAGTAGACTCAAACAAAGATATATCTGGATTTAGAAACTTAAGTATAACTGGAGATCTTACAGTCGCTGGTGATGATATTACCATGGGTACAAATACTGCAGGTAATCTATTAATCGCAGATGGCACAAACTTTAATTCTGTAGCAGTAAGCTCACTATCAGAGATATCTACAGTTGCTAATGATGATGTATTTTTAGCAATAGATACTTCAGGTGGTGGCCTTAAAAAGATTGCAAGATCGGCAATTGTATCAGGTTTAGCTACATCTAGTGCGTTATCAAACGTGGTTGAGGATTCAACACCACAATTAGGTGGTAATCTTGATATGAATGGTAATGATATTGTTACCACATCAAATGCAGACTTAGAATTAGCACCAAACGGAACAGGACACGTAACTGTTAGAGGTAATACTAATCAAGGAACTATTCAGTTTAACTGTGAAAGTAATTCTCATGGGCAGCAGATAAAAGCAGCACCACACTCGGAGGCTGCAGATAATGTCCTAACTCTTCCAAGCACTGGTGGTAATGCTAGATTAGTATCAGCAACTTCAACTGCTACATTAACAAATAAAACATTAACATCACCAAAAGTAAACGAAGATGTTGCCGTTACTGCAACAGCTACAGAGATAAATTTATTAGATGGTGTGACTGCAACAACTGCAGAACTTAATATATTAGATGGAGTGACATCTACTGCTGCAGAATTAAACATATTAGATGGTGTGACATCGACAGCCGCAGAGCTTAATATATTAGATGGTGTTACATCAACAGCCGCAGAGCTTAACATATTAGATGGTGTTACATCCACTGCTGCGGAACTTAATATTTTGGATGGTGTTACCTCTACAGCAACAGAATTAAACATAATGGATGGTGGTACATCAGCGACTTCTACAACTTTAGTAGATGCTGATAGACTTGTAACAAATGACGCTGGCACCATGAAACAAGTGGCGTTAACAGATGTTAAAACATACTTGTCAAGCGCAGGATTTAGTACTGAGGACCCTACGGCTCTTGCAATTGCCTTGGGCTAGGTATATAAGGAATTTTTAGGAGGAAAATATGGCAAATACTTTTAAAGTGATCAATTTTGCTGCAGAGCCAAACTCAGCAGGCACACCTTTTACAATGTACACGGTAGCATCGAGTACGACTACAGTTGTGCTTGGATTGGTATTGGCTAACATACATACAACTACAGTGACTGCAGAGGTAGAACTTGTTAGTACAACATCAAATCGTGCTGGTGCAAATAATGCTTCAAACGGCACGTCTTTTTTAGTGAAAGACGTAAACATCCCTAGTGGAACTTCACTTGAACTGTTATCAGGTGGTAAAGTTGTATTAGAGGCTGGAGACGTTATAAGAATTGATTGCTCTGTAGCTGATAAACTATCAGGCACATTGTCAGTAATGGAGATAACGTAAGATGGCCTATATTGGACCAGAGCCAGCAGAATCGTTTACTTCATTTGCTACACAGACATTTTCTGTAAGTGCAACTACCTCCTACACTTTAGATCATGCAGTAGCTAATGAAAATGAATTAGCATTATTTATTAATAATGTAAGACAGCAACCTGGGTCTGGTAAAGCATATACTGCTACAGGGACTGCTCTAACGTTAAGTGAAGCAACAGCATCAGGAGATGCGATGTATTGTGTATTTTTAGGTAGAGCATTACAGACTGTAACGCCCGCAACTAATAGTGTTACAAGTAGTATGATTAATTATCCATTAACAACTTTTAGTTCAACAGGAATTGATGATAATGCTTCAGCAAATTCAATTACTATTGACAGTAATGGTCATGTAACAATGCCTTTACAATCAGCTGTTCATGCTTATCCAAATACTGCTCAAGATAATATGTCAACAGGAATTGTTACCATAGCACTTGGCGCTGAAATTTATGATGTTAATTCAGATTTTGATACTTCTAGTAGCACCTTTACTGCACCTGTTACAGGAAAATATCAAGTGAATGCATCTGTAACTATATCAGATATTGATACAGCATATCAATGGATGTATGGAATTCTTTTGGTTTCTTCTAATAGAAATTATTATCTGCAACAAATTCAACCTAGATATGAAATAACAGAAGATTATTCATCTTATGGTAGAGGATTTAATGCTTCAACTTTAGTTGATATGGATGCAAACGATACTTTACTATTAAAAGTTCGTCATTCATCTCATGGATCAGCACAACATGATGTTGTTGTAGGATCAGCATCAGCTCCTGAAACTTTTTTAACAGTACATTTAGCATGTTAGAATAATGAAACAATTAATCTTAAAGGAGGTATAACATGGCAAATCACACAAAAACAATAACACTAACTGATCTACAGCAAAAGATATTATCTAATGATCTATACAACGACACAGATAATGCTGGTTTAGATACTTGGATTCAAGCAGCAGTTGATGGTAAAATTAACAACTGTTGGAAGCGTATGCAAAATGAATGGACTACTAAGTTGATGAATGATAGTTCTTTTACAGATGCTATTCCATCTAATCAATCAGATTTTGTAGAATTAGTTACAACTAGATCAGATTATAAAAATAGAAAACAAAGAGAAGATAGCTTAGATAAATAACTTTAGGAGAAATTATGGCATTAAGTAAAATACAATCAGAATCAATAAATTTAGCAGATAACTTTTCAACTCCAGCTTTTCAAGTTAGTTTAAGTAGTAATCAAAGTATTTCAAATTCTTCAGCGACAAAAGTGCAATTTGATACTGAAGTTTTTGATAGTGATGACAAATACGATAATAGTTCAAATTATAGATTTACTCCTGCTGTTGCTGGAAAATATCATGTTACGGCAAAGGTAAGTTACGCGGATGCTAGTGCTGAAGGCAAATATCAACAAGTTTATATATTTAAAAATGGAAGTTCGGTTCATTCCCACAGAACTAGAACTGCTAGTAGTTCAGGCAGAGATAAGTCAACAGAAGTAAATGCAATAGTTGATTTAGATGCAGATGATTATTTAGAGGCTTATACTCAACATAATACAGGATCAAGTTTAAGCCTTAATGGCGGTAGTAATCAATGTATATTTCAAGCATTTAAATTAATAACATAGGATAAATTATGGCTTCACTTTATACAAAAACAAAACTTTATATAGAAGATAATTCTAATGCATGGGATGATGATAAAGTATCCCTACAAAATGACGGGTCGGGAGATTACATTAAAACTTGGACTTATAGTTTTGCTAAACCAGATGATTCTAAAATAGCAGAGTATGAAACTGCAGGTAACACTGAAGAATCTAATAATACAGTCAGAGCTACAAGAAAAGTTGCCTATGGAGACATAGGTGATCAGCTAGATGAAATCTATAAAGACATAGATGCATGGAAAGCAAGAATTAAAAAGATTAAAGACGATAACCCAAAGGAGTAACCCATGGCCTATATAGGAAAACAACCCACAGTCGGAAATTTTCAAGTTTGTGATGCGATATCAGTCGTAAACGGACAGGCAGCCTATACTTTACAAGTAGGGGGTGTAAATGTTGCACCAGAATCAGCTAATCATATGCTGGTCAGTTTAAATGGTATCCTACAAAAACCAGGATCATCCTATACAATCTCAGGTAGTACGATGACCTTTGCCTCGAATCTGGCGACAGGTGACGTAATTGATTTTGTTCAAATATTAGGTAACGTGCTCGACCTAGGCCAGCCGTCTGACGATACTGTGACTAGTGCTAAATTATCAGGAAATTTAGTTACTCCAGGAACATTAGATGTAAATGGTAATGAATTAATTTTAGATGCAGATGCCGATAGTTCAATAACTGCAGATACAGATGATACTATACATGTTAAAATTGGTGGAACTGATAAACTAACTTTATCTTCATCAGTTTTTTTATATGGCAAAACAAGTTCTGGTACTAACGTAAATGGTGTAGAATTTGAAGATAATGGTAAAGCTGTTTTTTCTAGAAGTGGAACAACAGGTGGAACAACAATGTTTATTAATAGAGGTGGTGATGATGGAAATCTTGTTTCTATTAGACAAGCTAATTCTGAAGAAGGAACCATAGCAGTTTCTGGATCAACAGTATCTTATAACTCTTTTACAGGTTCTCACTGGTCTAGATTTTCTGATAATTCTAAACCAACTATTCTAAAAGGAACAGTTTTAGAAACTTTAGACACTATGGTTAATTGGTATAATTTAGAGTTTAATGATAATAATGGTACTGCTCAAAAAATTCCTCATGTATTAACAGCTAGTCAATCAGATGGAGATAAAATTACATATAATTATGAGGGAACAGATTATGAAGCAACGATAGTTAAAGAAGATGATATTAAACATATGGAATCAAAAGTATCTGACACAGTAGATGCTAAAAATGTTTATGGTGTATTTAGTTCTTGGGATGAAGATGGTGAAGGATATAATGATTTTTATGTAGCATCAGTTGGTTCATTTGTAGTTAGAATACATAAAGATGAAACAGTTGCTAAAGGAGATTTATTACAATCAAACGGAGATGGAACAGCAAAAAAACAAAGCGATGATAATATTAAATCTAGCACTTTTGCAAAAGTATTATCTAATACTAAAATAGAAACTTACAGTGATGGTAGTTATATAGTTCCATGTTCACTAATGTGTTAGGAGCATAACATGTCAATCAATGTATGTAATGACAGATCCATGGCATCCATTACTAGTTTTCCTTCAGGGGTCTCTGGTAGTAGCTTAGTGTTATTAGAGACACAAACTGCTAGTTCTAGTGGCACAATAGATTTTACTAGTAACATAGACTCTACACATAAGGAGTACATATTTAAAATTATAAACGCTCATCCAGCTACTGACAATGTAAGTTTTAAATTTCAAGCTGATACAGGAACAAATACAAATTACAATCAAACAATTACTTCTACTCATTTTAGAGCTCAACATACTGAAAATGATGTCTCTACTTCTCTATCTTATTTAACAGGTTCTGATCAAGCTCAAGGAACAAGTGATGAAACATTAGCAAATAGTATTGGCAATGATAGTGATCAGGGTATAAGTGGTACATTGCACATCTTTGATCCTAGTAGCACAACTTTTGTAAAACATTTTATTTCTAATTTTCAATCTATTGCTCACAGTGATACTTCTAATAATGAGTACCATGCAGGATATTTTAACACTACAACAGCAATCACTAGAGTAAGATTTAAATTTTCATCAGGAAACATAGACTCTGGAACATTTAAATTATATGGAGTTTCGTAATGTCAATTGTAACTTATAATAATAGAAGCATTAGAAATATTTCAGCTATACCTGGGGCAGCTAAATCATTAACACTTATTAAAACTTTGACCGCAAGTAGCAGTGCTAATTTAAGTTTTGTAAATGGTAGTAATGATGTTGTATTAGATTCTACATTTCCTATTTATTTGTTTAAGTTTATTAATTTACACCCAGGCACAGACGATGTTAAGTTAAGATTTAATGTTTCTACTGATGCTGGGTCAAATTATAACTTAACTAAAACCACTACCATGTTTCATGCTCAACATGATGAAGGTGACAGCTTTGCCAGTCTTGATTATGCATCTAATGATGATTTAGCACAAGGAACAGGAGTTGCTCAACTACAAGCTTCAGCAGTTGGTAATGGTAATGATGAAAGTTTAAGTGGAGAATTTTATTTATTTAATCCTTCAAACACTACGTTTGTAAAACATTTTCTAGCTAGAGTGAACTATTATTATGAAAGTGGTGGTGCTTCAATGGAGGATTATACAGCTGGTTATGTAAATTCAACTTCAGATGTTGACGCAATACAGTTTACTTTTAATTCTGGTAATATAGATGCTGGCACTATAAAACTATATGGAATAAAGGATTCATAATGAGCATAGTTACACTTAATGATAGAGCGGTTAGATCGGTATCAGCCTTTGGGTCTTTGAATACTGGTAGTATGATATTTATTAAAAAGCTGACTGCTAGTTCTAGTTCTACTATAAGTTTTGTTGATGGTAGTTCTGATGTAGTATTAGATTCTACTTATAAAGAATATTTATTTACTTTTAAAGATATTCATCCATCAGCCACTGGTGTAGATGGTTTAACTTTTCAAGGTTCAACAGATGGTGGTAGTAATTATAATACGACAATAACATCGTCATATTTTAGAGCAACACATGATGAAGATGGTTCTAATGGTGCATTAGCTTATCAAGAATCACAAGATTTAGCACAATCTACAAATTTTCAAAATATTGGTCAATCAGTGGGTGTTGATAACGATCAGTCTTTAGCTGGAATTTTACAGTTATTTAATCCATCATCTACAACTTTTGTAAAACATTTTATAGCTAGAACTAATAATGCTCATCAATCAGATAAAACTAGAGATGTATTTACAGCTGGATATTTTAATACAACAAGTGCAATAGATGCAGTACAATTTAAAATGTCATCAGGCAACATAGACGCTGGAGATATTTGCCTTTACGGAATAAATTAAAAATGGTACACAAATAATAAGGAAAAAACTATGCCAAGATATCATAATATAAACGGTAACAAAGTACAGTTTACAGCTGAAGAAGAGGCAGCTAGAGACGCTGAAGAAAAAGCATGGGAAGATGCAGCCCCTGCTAGAGCTTTAGCTAATCTTAGAGCTAAAAGAAATAGACTTCTCGCTGAAACTGATTATTATGCTTTATCTGATGTAACCATGTCAGATGACATGAAGACATATAGACAAAATCTTAGAGACTTGCCTGCAGGTAAAGATACTGTAGAAAAATGTGAAAATGCAACTTGGCCAACTAAACCATAGGGTAAATTATTATGTTGCAAAAAGTAAAATTTGCGCCGGGGTTTAACAAACAAGTTACATCTACAGGTGGTGAGAGTCAATGGGTCAATGGTGATAACGTTAGATTCAGATATGGAACACCTGAAAAAATAGGTGGTTGGTCACAATTAGGTTCTGTTCAGATCACAGGGAGAGCCACGGCTATTCATCATTTTGTAAATACATCAGGTATCAAGTATGCTATCTTAGGGACAAACAGAATTTTATATGCATACTCTGGTGGTATATTTTATGACATACACCCAATTAAAGCGACAACATCTTTATCAAATGCTTTTAGCACAACAAATGGATCTAAGGTTGTAACATTAACATTTTCATCTGCGCACAATATAAATAAATTTGATATTATATTATTAGATACCTTTACGTCCATAACAGGTTCTAATTTTGCATCTAGTGATTTTACAGATAAAAAATTTATGGTGACATCAATACCAACAGACACCACTCTTACAATAGAAATGGAATCAAATGAATCTGGATCTGGTGCATCCACATCTGGTGGCATAAGGGTACAACATTATTACCCCGTGGGACCAGCTGTTGAGGTTGCATCCACAGGTTGGGGACTTGGATCATGGGGTGGTCAACAAACAGGTCAATTCACATCAACGCTTTCATCAGGGATAAACGCCTCGGTGACAAGTCTGACGATGGCAAGTTCAACATCTTTTCCATCTTCAGGTACGGTATTGATAGGATCAGAACTTATAACGTATACCAGTAATAGTGGGGGAACCTTATCTGGTCTCACAAGAGGAGCTAGTGGCACCACAGCTGCAACACACTCGTCTGGTGCAACAGTAACAGATGCATCAAACTTTTTTGCATGGAACGCTGCAGCATCAGGAGATATCATAACAGCACCTGGTCTTTGGTCATTAGATAACCTTGGTAATAAGTTAATTGCAACAATCAATGGCGGTGAGAGTTTTGAGTGGGATTCAAATCCACTGACTGCCAACAGCACCAGGGCTACAATAATATCAGGAGCACCAACCGCATCAGCATTTAGTCTTGTATCAACACCGGATCGTCACTTGATATTTTTTGGCACAGAAACAACAATTGGAACTAAATCAACACAAGATCCGATGTTTATAAGATTTTCAGATCAAGAGGACATAAACACTTACACACCATCAGCAACAAACACCGCTGGCACACAAAGACTTGCAGATGGATCTAAACTTGTTGGAGCAATCAGAGGTCGTGATGCGATTTATATATGGACAGACACTGCATTATTTATCATGCGTTTTGTTGGTCCACCATTTACTTTCTCATTTCAACAGGTTGGTACAAACTGTGGATTAATTGGACAGAATGCAGCTGTTGAGGTTGATGGTACAGCTTATTGGATGTCAGAAAATGGTTTTTTTAGATATACAGGTAAATTAGAATCATTACCGTGTTTGGTTGAGGATCATGTCTTTGATGATATTAACACCATACCTAAACAACATATCAATGCTGGATTAAATAACCTATTTGGTGAGGTCATGTGGTTTTATCCAAATTCTGGTTCAGGTGTTGTAAATAGAATGGTTGCATATAATTATCTAGACTCAAGTCCCGAGCGACCAGTGTGGACCACAGGCACATTAGCAAGGACGGCATGGGAGGACTCTGCTATATTTGGTAAACCGCATGCAACAGAATATGACTCAAGTGCAGAAACAGCAGATACAGATGTTAATTATGTTCACGGTAATACAGATGGTGCATCAACTTATTACGAGCATGAGACTGGTTTGAATCAAGTTAAATTAGGTCAGACAACTGCCATCGCAGCAAATATACAATCTGGTAGTTTTGATATTGGTTCACAAGGGTTAAATGGCGATGGTGAGTTCATGATGAAAATAAGAAGGGTGATACCAGACTTTCTATCACAGACTGGTAATGCAAGGGTAACATTAAATTTACGAGATTTTCCAAATGATACAGCGGCTAGTTCTACATTAGGACCGTTTACAATATCTAGTGGAACACAAAAGATTGACACAAGAGCTAGAGCCAGAGAGATATCTCTAAAGGTAGAGAACACTAGCACTAGTCAGTTTTGGAAATTAGGAACATTTAGAATAGACTATCAACCAGACGGTAGAAGATAATGCCACTAAATACAAAGGGTAAAAAAATAATGAAGTCTATGAAAAAACAATATGGTAAGAAAAAAGGTGAGCAGGTTTTTTATGCATCACTAAATAAGAAAAAAATTAAAGGAGTTAAAAAACGTGGCTAGAATAGTACAAGCATTAACACAACCAGCGGAAGATTATGATCAACAGATACAACAATCGTTTGTTAGAGATGTAGATAGTATTGTGCAAAAATTAAACACAACGTATCAACAAGATTTAAAAGACGAGGCAGAGGCGGAGGCTTTTTTCTTTGGCTAATTCATTTGTAAATAAAAAAGTAGATCTAACAACCACATCAGCTACAACACTATACACAGTGCCAACGGCAACTACCGCTATCATAAAATCTATATTGGTATCAGAGGACTCTGGAAATGCAGATACAATCACGGTGACTATTACTGATACTAGTGATAACGTATTTAGCTTATTCAAGACAAAGTCCATATCAGCAAATGGCACAACAGAATTGTTATCAGCACCTTTGGTATTACAAGAAAGTGAAATAATAAAAGTGACTGCAGCTACAGCAAATAGACTACATGTGGTTCTTTCGGCCCTACAATCTAAGCCTAGAGAGGTTACAACATAGTCTTGATTTACTTGTAAAAAACGAGTAATACTGTAAATTCAGGTGAAATTCCTGCCTTTTTAAAATAAACAACATTTAACATATATGATTAATAGAGCAAAAATGCCAAGACAGTTGCGTAATAAGGGCGGGATTACAAATGTGGTTCCAAGAGAAAAATACGGTGTTGGTAGTGATTTAAAAAAATTTGTTAGAAAACTTATACCAAACGAAATAGCAGATGTTGCAGTTAAGGCCGCACCGTTCGTTGCACCGTTTAATCCAGCGATTGCAGGATTGATGAGAGGTATAGGTCGATTTGATCAAAGAGGCAGTTTGTCTGATGCATTTAAACAAGGTGTAGCTACAGCTGGACTAGGTGTTGGTGCGAGAGCATTAGGTGGAGCAACAGATATTATGGGTGGTGGAATTAGAGGTGGTCTTACATCTCCGTTAAGCCCTGATAGAACAACTGCTGTTCAAGATTTTTTTAAACCTGGAGAAAAAAAAGATACAGACTTTATTAAAAAAATTACTGGCGATACTAAAAAAGATGTTGGTTTTAAATCAATAAAAGACGCAACCGGATTATTTAAAGATGTGCCAATACTAAAAGATCTACCAAGTTTGGTTCAACAACAGATATTAGTTGGCGGTGCATCGGGAGCGTTGACTTATATCTATCAAGCGTTTTTGGCAGAGGAGCCACCTCAAGAAGAGGGTGAGACTTACGAAGAATATTTAGCTAGAAGAAGATCAAATGTTGGTAGAAAAATGAAAGGTTATTTTGATAACTATTTTAAATTTGATAAAGATTACTCATCCATGACTGACGAACAAAAACAATCGTTTATTGATAGAGTTAATGTTAGAGACGGCGGTAGAATAGGTTATCAAACAGGTGGTATTACTATGGCTAATACACTTGCAGAAAATATAAGACGTAATAGAGCTGCACAAGCTGCATTTAATCAAATGATTAGACCAGCTCAAATAAAAGCTTCTAAAATAACACCATCTAAAATTACACCAATAGAAACTAGACCAATAGAAACTAGACCAATAGAAATTAAAGAACTTAATCTAAATAAGAACCCTGCATTAAATTTTTTTAAACCACAGCAACCATTATCTTTAGAAGATGTAAATCAAACAGGTATGCCTAGAACAATAACTCAAGACGACATAGATACTTTTAATTTTACTCCACCTAAACCTAATATAGACCCTATGTTGGTAGGTAGTACAGACCCTATGTTGGTAGGTTTTGATTACTCAAAAGAAATTAATTGGTCACCAGGCCAACCTGCACCTGAAGGTTATAGAGTGGTTAACATGATGGGAGATGAATTTTTAGAAAGAAAATTTCCTAGTAAAGAAGAAGTAGCTGGATTACCAATGCCACTAATGGGTCCAGGAATGATGCCACCATTAAATGCATTAGAAGATCCAGATGCAGGTTTATCTGGTCAAGAGTACGCTGAAAAATACGGTATACCCTATGCAAAAGGCGGCAGAGTAAGGTTTTCAGAAGGTGCTAACTTAAAAATAAAATTAAAACAAATAGGTTACGAAGATACACTTTTAGATAAGTTGAGTTTAAAACAACTTAGAGATCTTCTTGATAGTGAAAAAGGAACGTTTACAGATCAAGGCACATATAGAGAACCGGCAAAAAAAGGCGGCATGCCAGTGGGTATTATGAGAACCAATAAAGCTGGAGTCATGGAACGAGACTACAGAGACAAGGGTGGTTTTGTACCTGTAGGTATAAAAGAGAAAGCAGATGATGTGCCAGCCATGTTATCTAAGAACGAATTCGTATTTACTGCCGACGCGGTTCGAGGAGCAGGCAACGGCAGCATTGAAAAGGGAGCACAAAGGATGTATGATACAATGAAAAAATTAGAGAAAAGAGTAGTATAATGGAATTTATAGATGGAAAAATATTTGTAAATCAAGTTACACCAGATGGAATTGAAAAAGTAGAACTTAAACCTGACACAGAGAGAAAACCAGGTATAGCATCTTTATTAGGAGGAGTAGCTGGAGCAGTCAAAGGAGCAGGTCAGAATATCGCTACATTATTAGGAAGAACTGGTAAACCAAGTTCTTCCAAAGAATCTGATGGTATAAAAGAGGTTCCAGTATTTAGTATTAAAGATTTTATGTTAAAGCAGTATGAGGATAAAGGCATACAACCTGAAATAGAAGGATCTGGTTTTCAAGGTGATGAAAAAATATTTGTTATTAGAACACCCAATGGTGGAACAATGCTCATAACACAAGAAGATTATTTTAAAAATTTTGGAATTCCAAAAGAGATGGAAAATAGACCATCTAAATCTATGATGATGGACACCACTACAGGAGAAGGTGCTAATATATTTAGAATCAAAGAAGCAGATGGTGGCAGAATAGGTTATCAGACAGGTGGTATTACAGAGCAGAGAACATTACCACCAGAGTTTGTAGAAGCAGCACAGAAAACATTTTTAACAGATTTATCTAGACAAGCTGGTATACCAACAATCACCACAGCTGTCCAACAACAGCCAGGTGAGACAGCAGAACAGTTTGCAAACAGACAAGCACAGGCGCAACAGTTTGGAATTACAAAAGCAGGTATGGCAGAGCTTGCACCACAGGTTGCAGCACAGGATCCATTACAAGCTGCAGCGTATGCACAAGCAGTTGATCCAACGAAAGGACTTGGAGCGTTTCAGCCATTCTTAACAAAAGCAGGCACAGCAGCAGACGCAGCGGCAGGGTTAACAGGACCCATGACAGCAGCGCAGCAAACTGCATACACATCACCTTTTCAACAACAAGTTATAGATACAACTCTTGCAGAGTTTGACAAACAAGCTCAGATGAGACAGAATCAATTAGCAGCACAAACATTAGGTGTGCCGGGTGCATTTGGTGGTGGCCGTGAGGGTGTGCAAAGAGCTGAGTTTGATGCAGCAAGCGACATGAACAGAGCAAGAGTATTAGCAGACTTACGACAAAGAGGTTTTCAACAAGCAGCCACTGCAAGACAACAAGACCTTGCAAATCAAATGGGTATTGCTCAACTTCAATCAGGTCTAGGTGGTACAGCACAAGACTTTGCTAGAGCACAGATCTCTGGTCTTGGCACATTAGGTGCACAACAACAAGCACAAACTCAAGCAGTGTTAGATGCACAGAGACAAGCAGCGGCGATGGCAGTAGAAGATCCAAGAAGAAGATTAAGTATGTTTGGTCAAGGTATATCAGGATTAACACCTGGAGCTGGTACAGTTCAACTTATGCCAACCGAAGCTCCAGCAGCAGGGCCTAGTCCTCTGATGCAGGCACTAGGTGTCGGGTTAGCAGGTGCTGATATCTATGGTAGAATCTTTGGAGGCAAAAAATAGTGTCAAGAATATTAAAAAGACCAATGTTTAGAAGAGGCGGGTCTACTAATACAGGTATCATGTCTGGGTTAGTTAATAGAACTAAATTAGAAGATGGAAC